GGAGGGGCTGCGGTGGCGCAGCTTATCCGCGCGTGACGGTCGCACAGCGCCTTTCCGCCCATGCGATGATCGAAGCCAAGGGTCAGACCGTGACGCTCACACGGCGGGCAGCGGGAGCCTATAACACGGCAACCGGCGCGGCTTCGATTACCACCACCACTCAAACCGGAAAGGGGGTGATCCTCCCGCTTGGTGGGTATCGCAAGGTCAATGGTTCGAGTGTGGTTTCCGGCGACGAATCCCTTTTGCTTTCCGGCCTGACCACTTCCGGCGCCATCCTGACCGCGCCCGTTGTCGGTGATGCCGTGACCGGCGCGGATGGGGCGGCTTATGTGCTGACCGTGGTCGATACGCTGCGCCCTGCTGGCCTGTCGATCATTTACGATTGCGTTGTGAGGCGCGCGGCATGAGCGGGACGTTTACTGTCGACCTTGCCAAGTTTGCGGAGAAGGCTGGCGAGCGCGCCGATGAGGTTGTGGGCACGATTGTCGTCCAGATCGCCGCCGAGCTTGATCGGCGCTCGCCGGTTGGTGACGCGATCTATTGGAAGCACCCCGCGCCCAAGGGTTATGTCGGCGGGCATTTCCGCGCCAACTGGCAGCTTGGCATTAGCGCCATGCCGGGCGGTGAAGTGGCTGGCGTTGACCCGTCCGGTTCGGCAACGCAGGCTCGCATCTATGCCGCCGTGCCGGATGAGGCGGCGGGGCTGGTCTACTACATCGCGAACAACGTCCCCTATGCCACCCGCATTGAATACGGATGGTCCAGGCAGGCCCCGCAAGGGCTGGTTGGCCTCACCGCCACCATGTTTCGCGATATCGTCGAGAGGGCTGTGCAATGAGCCTCATCGCCGTTCGCGCCGCCCTTGAAACGACGCTAGCCGCTATCAGCCCGGCGATCCCGACCGCATGGGAAAACACCGCCCCGCAGACCAGCGGCACCGAGGCTCGTCCCGTTGCGCCATATCAGGCCGTCTACATGCTCCCCGGCCAGCCTTACAACGTCGAGATCGGCCCGCGCTACACCGAGCAAGGCTACATGCAGGTCAGCCTGTTCTACCCGCTTGGCGCTGGCCCCAATGCCGCGACGACCCGAGCCATGGCTATCCGCGCCGCATTCCCCTTTGCCAGCACACACACCGCGTCCGGCGTGACCGTGCTTGTCACCAATACCCCCGAGATCGGCCCCGCTCGCACCGAGGACGACCTCTATTTCTTGCCCGTGCGGGTGCGCTTTGAAGCGCAAATCAATGGAGGTTAGTCATGACTGTTGAACAGGGCCAGCTTAAGAAGCTTTCGTATAAAAAGCAGACCGCGCTTGGCGCGTCCGCGTCGGGTTCGGGCGGGCAGTATCTGCGCCGCGAAACGGCGGCGTTCAACCTCACCAAGGACAAGTTCAACTCGAACGAGATCGTGACGCACCAGCAATACACTGGCGACACCTATGGGGTCAGCAAGGCGTCTGGTACGCTCTCGGGGGTTCTGTCCGGCGCGACTTACAAGGACTTCCTCGCCAGCCTTGTCCGCGCTGATTTTGCCGCCGTGTCCGCGATCACCGGCATGTCTCTGACCATCGCCGGTTCGGGGCCGTACACCATCACCCGCGCCGCTGGCGACTTCCTGACTGGCGGCATCAAGATCGGCCATGTCGTGCGCATCACCGCTGGCACCTATACCGGCACCGCGCGCGACATTAACCTGCTTGTGACCGGCGTCACCGCAACCGTCCTGACTGTGGTCGTTCCGAACGGTTCGACGCTTACCGCGCAGGGGCCGGTCGCATCCTCGACCGTGACCGTCACCGGCAAGACGACCAAGGTGCCGACCACTGGCCACACGAACGATTACTACACCGTCGAGGAGTGGTATTCGTCGAACAGCAAGTCGCGGCTCTACACCGATATGCAGGTTTCGAGCGCGGCAATTCAGATCCCCGCAACCGGCAACACCTCCATTTCTCTGCCGTTCGTGGGGCTGGGCCGCACCAAGGGCGGGTCGCAGGTGCTTACCTCGCCGACTGCTGAAACCACATCGACTATTCTGTCGGCTGCCAACGCCTACATTCTGATCAACGGCACCCGCACGATTGTTGCCACCGGCATGAGCCTCACCATCGACGGCAAGGTGACGCATGGCGAACCTGTGATCGGTTCTCGCACCCTGTCCGATGTTGTGCGCGGCGAGGTGATGGTTTCGGGTTCGATCACTGTCCAGTACGACGCGGAAACCATTTCAGACCTGTTCGTGAACGAGACGGCGGTTTCGATCATCGCGGTCCTATTCGCGGACACTACCGCCACTTCCGAATTTGTCAGCTTCGTCATCCCGCGCGCCAAGTTCTTCGGCGACGATATCGACGATGGCAAGAAGCAGCTTGTCATGACGCTGCCCTTCGCCGCCGAACTCAATTCGTCTGGCGGCGCGGCGCTGGCGAATGATCAGACCACCATCGGCATTCAAGACAGCCTTGCCTGATAGGCGGGCTTAATTCGTTCCCGCGCCGCCTCTCCCGGCGCGGGGACACCACGGAGAGAACGACAATGACAAAGACGGCGATAATCGACCTGGCAGCCTACGACCCCACCGAGGCCTGCAACAAGGGTTATGAACTCGAATTGACTGACCCGAACCCAAAGAGCGGCAAGCCGCTTGGCGTGTTCATCACGGTGGTCGGTAGCGAAAGCGATGCCTTCAAGGATCACGTTCGCAGCCGCGCGAACAACTCGCTGCGCGAACAGTTCGCAGCCCAGCGCAAAGGCAAGCAGGAACCGCCGACCGTTGACCGGGCAGTCGAGGAAGCGGTTCGCCTGCTTGCCGCCTGCACTGTGTCATGGCGCACCGGGGATAGGCCGGTGATCGAATGGGCGGGTGAACAGCTTGAGTGCTGCGAGGCCAACGCCCGACGCCTTTACGCGCACAAGTGGATTCGTGACCAGGTTGACGACGCCGTGGGCGACTTGGGAAATTTCATGCCCGGCTGATCGAGGATTTCACCGCCTTCGCACAGTCGGAATTTGAATTGAGCGCGGTGGTAAAGGAGGACGGGTTGACCGTTAGGCAGCATCTACAGGCAGCTTGGGAACGGTCGGGGGTCATGCCCGCCGAACTCTCCCTTGCGCTTGGCGATGGCCTTGAGCGGCTGTGGTCCGACTTCATGGCCTTGCATGGTTCGCGCGCCTCAACCGGGTTTGGCCCGGCGCGCATCGGGTATGCCGAGATTGACGCCTACCAACGCGTGATTGGCGCGCGCTTCGAGCCGTGGGAACTCGACGCCATCCGCGCCGCCGATAACGCCTACCTCGTTCACTATGCCGAGACGCACAAGCCGGAGACGAAGCATTGACGGACCTTGCGCGCCTTGGGATCGAGATTGACAGCCGCGAGGTCAAGACTGGCGTTTCGGAACTCGACAAACTGACTGCTGCCGGGACGCGGGCAGAGAAGGCTGTAGACCGGCTTGGCGACGAATCCGTTAGCGCTGGCAGGCAGATCAAGGCGGCAGGTGCGGCGGCGTCTGAAATGGCCCGCGAGGCACAGCGCGCGGCGATGGGTGTTGAGGCGACGGGGAAGGCCTCGGGGTTGGCCCGGCACCATATGCAGAACCTGACGTTCCAGGTTAGCGACCTTAGCCAGCAACTTGTCATGGCGGCGAACTCTGCGAACCCGCTCAAGGCTTCGATGATGGCCATCATGCAGCAAGGTTCGCAGATTGCCCAAATCGGAATGCAAGCGGGCGTTGGCATCGGGGCGATGGGCAGCGCGATGGTTTCCGCCACGGCGGCTTTCGTTGCGGCCAATCCGGTAATCCTTGGCATTGTGGCAGCGGGGGGTGCTGTTGCCGCTGCATTCGCCATAATCACTGATGAGATTAACAAGACCAGCGCTGTCACCGTGACATGGCAGGACGTTGCGCTAGGCGCGATGGATGCGGTTAAGGCCTACGCGGTCGGTGAATTGACCAAGGCATTTGAGGCGGTCGGGATTAGCGCGGCAGTCGCGTGGGCGACCACGAAAAGCGCGGCGAAGTCGGCGCTGGACTTCCTGATTGGCTACGGAACCCTGCCTCACCGCCTCATCATCGCGGCGTTCCAAACCTTCCCCGCTGCGTTGGGTGATATCTTCTACAGCGGCGTCAATCTGGCGATCACGGCCATTAACAAGCTGGTCGAGAAGTCCGTCCAGGCGGTCAACTTCTTTGCGCAACAGGCGAACAAGATACTGCCTGCCGATATGCAGGTTAGTAGCATCGGAACGCCGCAGATCGGCGGCGTGGGCAACCCCTATGCTGGTGGATTGAACCGCGCGCTGGCCGCTGGTGGCAAGACGTTGGCGGATACATACAGCCGCAGCTATTCAACCGAAATCGCTGGTTATCTCGCCCCCTTCGCAGAGGCGCGGGCACGTATCCGTGGGGACGCGGAAAAGACGGGCCGCGAGGCCGGACGCGCTGGCGGAAAGGCTGCTGGCGAGGCGGCTAGTGATGCCTTCGCGGAGATGTTCAATAAGTCGCTTGCCGCCGTGTTCGCTGGCGTTGACAAGCAAATGAGCGCCTATTGGGAGAATTACCCCAAGCAGACCGAGGCCGATCTTGCGGCGATCAAGGCGCAAAGCGCGGCCAGTTTCGAGCAGGTCTATAAGGACTTGAACAAGGCCCATGAGGGCAGCGTTGCGTTTAACGAGGAACTGCGCGCCACCATTGGATATCTCGACCGTATTGGCGGGATTGGCTCGGGTCTGGCAGATATCGGCGGCATCTTCCTTGGCCTCAAGACGGGGGACTTTGGCGGCGCGCGTGGGCCTGGCGGGATCATCGCGGAGGCGTTCCAAAAGTCGTTCCCGGCCTTCTCCGAAAGGCTGGTGGTCGGCTTTGACAAGGTTCTCCAAGGCGTATTCGGCAAGAATGGCAGCTTCACCAACTTGCTCCAAGGCGCGGGCACCGGCACGGCGATGGGCCAACTGCTGTTCGGACAGAACAAGGGCGCGCAGATCGGCGGCATGATCGGCGGCTCGCTCGGTTCATTGCTTGGCCCCATCGGAAACATTGTCGGCTCAATCATCGGCTCCACCCTCGGCAAACTGTTCGGCGGTGGCGCGAAGTATGGCAGCGCGGTGGTCGGCGCGAATGGCGTCACGGTCGGCGGCAACAATGACAACAGCAAGGGTGCGGCAACGGGTGCGGGCGGGGCTGTGTCCGACGCTATCGGTGCCATTGCACAAGCCCTTGGCGGCACGGTTGGCAACTATGCAGTGTCGATTGGCGAGACGGACGGCAAGTGGCGCATCTCGACCACCGGGCGCTCTGGCGAACTCAAGTCCAAGTATTCAGACGTTCAGGTATTCGGCAAGGGTGACGCGGCGGCGGAAGCGGCATTGAAGGCGGCCATTGCCGACGCGATCAAGGACGGCGCTATTCAGGGCGTATCGGCGGCGGTCGGCAGGCTGCTACAGTCTGGCGGCGATATTGATAAGCAGGTTAGCAAGGCCCAGCTTTTCCAATCGGTGTTCAAGGAACTCAAGGCACAGACCGACCCGCTCGGCTCGGCGCTGGACGACCTCGGCACACAGTTCAACGCGCTCAAAGCCATCTTTGACGAAGCCGGGGCAAGTGCTGCGGAATATGCCAGCCTCGAACAGCTTCTCGCCCTCAAGCGTGAGGAAGCCGTTGACGCGGCCCGGCAGTCCAAGGTCGATAAGATCACCGATCAATTCGAGCTGCAAATCCGCGCGCTGGAATTGATCGGCAATTCGGAGGCCGCGCTTGCTGCCTCCAGGATGCTTGAACTCGCGGGCACGAAAGCCACGCTGCAACCCATCCGCCAGTTCGTTTACCAGCTTGAAGATGCGCGCGCCGTGATGGACCAATTCGGCCCGCTTGCGGAGGATTTGCGCTCCTACCGCAAGGAACTTGTCGGCACCTCGTCTGTGGCCTCCTACGGGGCTGCCAGAGCGTTGTTTGCCTCGACCGCTGCCAGTGCCGCGATGGGTGATGCGGTGGCCCTAGGCGGGCTGCGCGGCGTCTCTGACAGCTATCTTGCCAGCGCAAAGGCCAACGCGAGGTCAAGCCTCGATTACAACCGGGCGCGGGGCCAAGTTCTGGCCGCTGTGGATCAAGGCATATTCGCCGCCGATACCAAGGTTGACTACGCGCAGGCCCAAATCGACGCGATCAATAACAGCGCGCAAATCATGGAACGGATGCGCGCTGAAATGGTCGATTTGCAGAGCCAGGTAGCGAGCAACACCGCGTTCATGGCCAACCTTTGGAAGCGGTTCGACGGCGAGGGCATCCTTGTCCGCACCGATTCCGACACCCCCTTGAACGTGGTGACAGCATGAGGATGATCCGGCCCTACAGCGTCACGGCGGCGAACCTCACCAGCAATGTCGCGATCACCGGCACCGAATATGCCGTGTCCGGCACCTATGCGCTGGGCGCGACGGTGATCAATACGACCGGCGCGGACCCGACTTACCACGAATACGAAAGTCTGGTTGCGGACAACATCGGCAATGCCCTGACCGATGCGTCAAAGTGGCTCGACCTCGGCGCGATCAATCGCTTCCGCATGTTCGATACGGTCAACGGCACCACCACTACCAACGCGACTTCGATCAATGTCACCATCGCCGTAACAGGCCGCGCCGATGGTCTGGCGCTGCTTGGGTTGGACGCGGAAAGTGTGCGGGTGATCATGACGGCGGGGGTTTACGGGACGGTCTATGACCAGACTTACACCCTACTGTCCGATAGCGGCATCACCTCATGGTATGAGTATTTCAGCGAGGACATCGTTTACAGCGCCGACCTCGTTCTGACCGACTTGCCGCTCTACACTGACCCGACAATTCAGGTCATCATTTCCAAGGCCAGCGGGACCGTGACATGCGGCACCTTCGCGCTTGGACAGTCGCGTGACCTTGGGGCGGCGATCTACGGCGCACAGGGCGGTATTCAGGACTACAGCCGCAAGGAAGCGGACGACTTCGGGAACTACACCCTTGTCGAGCGCTCCTATGCCAAGCGCAACCGCTTCAAACTGGTGACGGACAACACCCAGGTTGACGCAATTTTCCAGTTGCTCGCCAGCTACCGCGCCACGCCCGCCGTTTGGATCGGCACGGACGACTACGCGATGACCTGGATTTTCGGATGGGCGCGCGATTGGTTCGTCGAATTTTCGATGATGGAACAAAGCCACATTTCCCTTGAGATCGAAGGACTGACCTAATGGCCCTGCCGACAATCACCGCACTGCCGACCGCGCCTTCGCGGGCCAACACGCCAACCACGTTCAACACGCTGGCCGACGCGTGGGTAGGGGCGCTGTCCAACCTGAGAACCGAACTCAACGCCTATGCCGCCGCGCTCCCCGCGACGATCACCGGCACGGACTTTACCGGCACTTCCTCGACCTCGACGACCATCGGCACCGGCCCGAAGTCGTTCACGGCCTCGACCGGGCGCAACTGGCAGATCGGGCAGGGGGTACGGGTGGCCTATACCACCACGCCTACCAACTATATGGATGGGCAGGTAACGGCCTATAACAGCACTACGGGGGCGTTGACCGTTAATGTCACCTCTGTTGGCGGCGCTGGCACTCAAGCGGCATGGACTATCAGCCCGACCGTTGCGGCGGGTTCGGTCACACTGACCGGCGCGGAGACGCTCACCAATAAAACCCTGACCACGCCGGTCCTGTCTGGCACTGCATCGGGAACCACGGCGGGCGCGATTGGTTACAACGGCGGCGCGCTGTCGTTCGGCGATGGATCGGCGCAGCGCACGGTTGCCACGCTCAACGGCTCGCAGACCTTCACGAACAAGACTATCGACACAGCGGGGACCAACGTCCTCAAGGTCAACGGCAACACGTTGGCTGCGAGTGCGGGCACGGCCACTATTACCCTGCCGAACAGCACCGATACGCTTGTAGGCCGGGCGACTACCGACACGATGACAAACAAGACGCTGACCGCACCTGCGATCAATGGCGCGACATTGGACGCGGCAACTACGGTCAGCGACACTGGCACAATTGCGACGAACTCGGTGGGGTTTCGCGGCGCACCGGCAAGCAGCAATGCCACCGGGACTTTCGCACTCACTGACAACGGCAAGATGGTGATCGCCTCGGGCAACTGGACTGTTCCGGCCAACGCATCGATTGCCTTTCCGATTGGCGCGACGATCCCGTTTTTCAACAATACGGCATCGACTGTGCAGATTGCCATCACGACTGACACCATGCGGCAGGCGGGGACTACCAATACAGGAACTCGCACTGTCGCAGCCTATGGATTGGCAACGCTGCTCAAGGTGGCATCGACCACTTGGGTTATCGCGGGCAACGTGACATGAGCGGCGCGGTTGGCTGCCTCGCTGCCTGCGCCAACTCTGGCGGCGGCTCATCGGTCGTCCTCGTCGGCGGCTCGCCCTACTCATGGGGCATCGGCACACGCATTGCGACGATCCGTCTTAACTCGGATGGGTTTGTCTATCATGGCGACAATGCCAGCTACACCAGCCAATACGAGTGGCTCCAAGCAGGCACAAACACGGACTTTGAGGTCTATGCGACCCTGATCAGCGGTGCGATCAGCGGGACGACCGGGGCATGGCTTTCGCTTGGGACAACCCGCGATTGGTCGGCTGTCGATAGCGTTGCAGACGGCAGCAGCGTTCAGGCTGAAATCGAACTCACCATTCGTGACGTCGCCACCTCGACTACCCGCGCGTACGCCACGTTCAACCTCGATGCCAACCAGTTCTAACGCCAATTATGCCGCACAAGACACGGCGCTAGGCCAAGGGAAAGGAGCCTCACATGCCGCACAACACCATCGCCCGCGAACTGGCCGAACTTGGCAAATCCGACATGCGGCTCATGTCGCGGCTCGCTGTGCATTCGGAGAGGCTGTGCGAGGTAACGACCGCGCTTGAAGCTAACCGGGTGCGGCGCTGCGAACTGCTGTGCGAGGCCG